AAAGAACAGGAGCGACTGCGTAGTAACAAGAAGAAAACGTGGACACCACGAATGGTATTCTTGTTAGGCAACCATGAACAGAGAATCGAACGGGCCATTGAAGCTGACCCTAAACTAGAAGGACTAATGAGCTATGATCATTTCTTATTGGAAGAAACCGGCTGGGAAGTTGAACCTTTTCTACAACCAACCATCATCGACGGCATCGCGTACTGTCACTACTTCACGAGCGGCGTCATGGGAAGACCTGTCACCTGTGCAAAGCTCATGCTCCAAAAGAAGTTCATGTCGTGCATCATGGGACACGTCCAAGACAGAGACATAGCCTTCGCACGCAAAGCAGACGGTAGTAACATCACTGGATTGTTTGCTGGTATCTATTACAACCATAGTGAAGACTACTTAAACCCTCAAACAAACGGTAGTTGGTCTGGAATCTGGATGCTCAACGAAGTAAACAACGGTTCCTTTGATGAGCTACCAATCAGTATGAACTATCTCAGGAGAAAGTACGGATGAGCATTGACAACATAACCCCTTCAGAGTGGGACAGTTTGAGAGCAGTACCTGACCCGGTAGAGAAACCTGACCACTACAACAAAGGTGCCATTGAAGCTATCGAAGCTATCAAGGCTTCCATGCCAGCCAACGAGTTCAACGGCTATCTGAAAGGTAACGCATTGAAGTATCTGTGGCGCTACGACTACAAAGGTAAACCAATTGAAGACCTGCGTAAGTGTCGGTGGTACATTGACAGACTTATTGAGGAGCTAAATCAGTGAAACGACTGCTTCTGTTACTTCTCTTGTCTGGATGCGTGACTGAACCTGACACAAGGATCTGTGCTGAATACGGTTCATACACGATTATAAAAGAAAGGTGCATACCCATGTATGGTTCTTTGATTTGTTTAGACGAAGAAGTAACGGAAGTATTTTGCAAAAGATATTTTGAAGAGGAAAATTAATGGACGCATATCAACAATATATTCACAAGTCACGGTACGCTCGTTACCTGCCAGAGGAACAGCGACGGGAGACTTGGGAAGAAACAATCGACAGGTACCTAAACTTCTGGGTTGAGAAGGGTAAGCTTACTCTTGAAGAAGCTAATGGTATCTTTTCAGACATTCACGATCTAGATGTTATGCCTTCAATGCGAGCGTTGATGACAGCAGGTGAGGCTCTTGACCGTGACAACGTAGCTGGCTTTAACTGTAGCTACCTACCTATCGATCACCCTAAAGCGTTTGACGAGATGATGTACGTCCTCATGTGCGGTACAGGCGTAGGTTTTTCTGTTGAACGACAGTATGTATCTAAACTACCAGAAGTTGCGGAGGAATTTCATGACACCGATACCGTTATACACGTCGCCGACTCAAAGATTGGCTGGGCTAAAGCCTACAGAGAACTTATTAGCTTGCTCTATTCGGGTCAGCTTCCAAAGTGGGACATATCTGGAGTACGACCTGCAGGGGCAGCACTTAAAACCTTCGGCGGTAGAGCATCTGGTCCAGAACCTCTTGTCGATCTCTTTAACTTTACCGTTGAAGTCTTTCGCGAGGCTCATGGACGTAGGCTCTCCTCAATTGAATGCCACGATCTCTGCTGTAAGATTGCACAGATCGTCGTCGTCGGCGGGGTTAGGAGAAGTGCTCTCATCAGTTTGTCTAACCTCACTGACGATAGACTCCGACGATGTAAGTCAGGACAATGGTGGCAAGACAATCCTCAACGTGGTCTAGCCAACAACAGTGCATGTTATACAGAGAAGCCAGACTTTGAGGCATTTCTAAATGAATGGAAAAGTTTATACGAGTCCCGATCAGGAGAGCGAGGTATGTTCTCTAGAGTCGCAAGTCAAAAGCAAGCTGCAAAAAACGAGCGACGAGATGCTACCTATGATTTTGGAACTAATCCATGTAGCGAGATCATCCTACGGCCTTACCAATTCTGCAATTTATCAGAAGTTGTTGTCCGGGCAACCGATACGTTGTCAGACCTCAAACGAAAAGTTCGTGTTGCGACTATCCTTGGAACTCTACAGGCTACCCTAACGGACTTCCGCTACCTACGTAAGGTGTGGAAAAACAACACAGAGGAAGAAGCATTACTAGGAGTATCACTTACTGGTATCATGGATCATCCGACGTTGTCGGGAAGGAAGGACAAAGGTGTACTCAAGACATGGCTTACTGAGCTACGTGAAGAGGCTATCAGAACGAATAAATCATGGGCTGACCGACTGGCTATTAATACTAGTTGCGCTATCACCGCCGTTAAGCCTTCTGGTACTGTTAGTCAATTGGTGGATTCTGCTAGCGGTATCCATCCACGATACGCACAACAGTACATCAGACGAGTACGAGCAGATGCAAGAGACCCATTGTGTCAAGTACTGGAAGCAGCTGGAATCCCCGTAGAAGACGATGTAATGTCACCCAGTACTAAGGTATTTAGCTTCCCTATAAAGTCTCCTGACGGGGCTGTGGTGGCCTCTGAGATGGGTGCAATGGAGCAGTTAGAATTGTGGGAGATATACCAAGATTATTGGTGTGAGCATAAACCATCTATGACGTGTTACTATCGTGATGATGAGTTTCTTGAGGTAGGTCAGTGGTTGTACAACAAGTTCGACAAGATAAGCGGTGTTAGTTTTCTGCCTTATTCCGAACATACGTACCAACAGGCTCCTTATGAACCCATCGACGTAGAGACCTATGAGAAGCTGAAGGAGGAATTCCCAGAGACGATTGATTGGAACATCTCTGAGAACTCTGACATGACGGAAGGGTCTCAACAGTTAGCCTGCACGGGTAATAACTGTGAGTTGTAACTTATGGGGCTTCGGCCCCTTTTTAGTCTAAAATGCCTGTACCTTTAATAGTCTTACCTACAATAGGTAACGCCTCTATTGTTTCATCAGGTATAGGATCGCCCTTTCTTAGCGCATCAGCTATATCTTCTAAAGCAGCGGCAGGTAATGTAGCGCCTATAGGCGGCATCGTGTTAAGCAGCATAGCGTGAGCAGGATCTTCCATAAACTTAGCATAACCATAATCGTTAGCGCCCATTGCACCAAACGTAAGAACAGAACCTATCTGATATAAAGCTCCATACGCAGCTTCCTCAGGGTCAGGAGCCTCACCTTTAATTACTTGACGAGCTTCGTTAACAACACCGTATCCACCTCCAGACAAGACCATGTACTTCATAGCATTAGTAAGTGCTTCCTTCTTGTTGCCTTGCTGCCACTCTCTAAAAATACGTCTTTCCATTAAGTCAAACTGCTTAATAGCAAAACCTTTAAGCATGTAAAACAATCGAGCATTAGGATTAGCAAGACCGAAAGATGTCTGAGCAGCAGCGTTAATAGGCTGGAGCCTAAACAAATCAAACATTACAAGATCACGTACTAACTCACTACTGGTATTGTTAGCTGCAATGTCTCGTTTAAGTTGATCTATCTCACCACGGCTAAAACTATGTTTCCATTTTTCATCAAACTTACCAGCTCTTATGTCTTGCTTTGCTTTATTAAAAGAAGCACCCATAATACGGCTTTTACCAAACTTATCTAGCCCTGAAAAACCTGACCATTTCATAGACCATCGCAACAAATCTTCGCTGGCCGTTGCTAGTTTTTGTATAAAAGCGGGACCAAGAGTAGGATCGCCTTTGTTAGCTCGACGTACAAAATCACCAAATACTTGCTGGCCCAACCCTACTTCATCAGCAGTAAGACGTATACCGTTCTTAGAAAAAACAGCCTTAAGAACATTACCTACACCTAACTCAAAAGAAGCGTTAAACAAATCGTGTATGTTCATCAACGCACCATAAGGATTAGCAATAGTCCCTACGTACCCAAGAGAACGAACCATTTCTAATTCTTGTGCCATACCTCTATTGGCATTGACGCCTAAATCATCTAGAACTTCAATAGCGTTTTTTATCTGAACATCGCTAAGACCTTCTTTTTCTAGTGCTTCACGTATAATTTTTTCGTCAAACAACTTAAAAGTATCAGTTTCTATTTTAGCTAATGCCTCAAGGGCAGTCATTTCTCCTGCTTCTACTTTTTGCCTAAGACCTTTAGGTAGTTCTTTTAAAGCAGGAGCAACAAGAGGAGTTCCTGAAGTACGAAGACCTAGCTGCTTACCTAGTTCCATACGGGTAAGAGTTTCTCTTTGCCATCGCCAATGAGAATCAAAAATATTTACGTACTCTAGTTGTTCGTCTAAAGGTTTTTCTCGCTCTTTTTCCATAGCTTTACGTTTGCGAGCTTTACTAGCATCATCTTCAGCCTTTGATGCTGCTCTTGCTCTGTTAACACGTAGGCTTACATCGTCATCGCTGGATTTAACAGAAGAGTGCATCCATATATTAGATAGCGGACCTTTAGTAACTTCTTTCCGATATCGAGTATTAAACTCTACGTTATCATCAAGAAATCTTTGTAACCTGTCACCAGCGCCTTCGCCTATTTTTTTATTAGCATAAGCTTTAGCTCTATTTAAAGCAGACTGAGCAACCTTTCCGCCTAATCTTTGTGCGTTTACAGCATCTAACAACATGTCGTTAAACTCAACATCGTCAGCAAGATTACGAAGGTCTTCCATACCTTTCCATATATGGTCTAATTCTGCTTGACCACGTACAGTACGATTCATTCCTCTAATAATACGCTCAGAAAAAGCCTTACCTACCGTTGTTTCAGCTAACGTAGCAAGAGGAGATGCTAAACGACGAAGCTTTACAATAGTATCTTGGGCAGCGGGTATTGTTCTATTAACGTCTAACGAAAACCTTCCCGCTACATTATCAAGTAAATCACGTCTATACGCATTAAGATCATCAACATCAACAAACCCTCTAGTAGAGTTCTTTCGTAGTTCTTTTATTCTTTTGTTCTTACTAACAATCTTATTAAGTTGTTTATTAGAAACGCCCATCTCACTGCCAAAGTTAAGCAGCCTTAAATTAAAGTTACCCAATTGATTAGGATCTACGCCCTGACGACCTAAAGATTCAGCAAGAAACTCAGTTTCTCTAATAATAAGCTGATCTACTACTTGGTCATCAGTAAGCTGTGCATCAGGACGAACAACTACTTTATTCTCAGATACAACATTCTGCAAAGCGTCTGTTTGTTGTTTATGCAAAGACTCTGTGTCAGTAGACTTACGGATAAAAGAAGGATCAAAAACTGACTCAATTACTTTACCACCTACAAAACCAGCCCCTGCTCCTGTGACTCCATACATACCACGCTCTTCAGGAGTTTTTCCTGAGCCGACTCCGTAAGCAAAACCTTCAACAGCTCCTTGTTCAGGAAGTCTTACTATACCTGCTCTACCCAAAGCAGCCGCTGTCATAACCCCACCGGGAACAATACCTAAACTCTCGCCAAGTACAGCAGCTCCAGGATTTAAATATCTAAACTCTTCTCGTTCTTTATCTATACGATCTTTTTCAACAGCATAAGACGTACCTTTTTCTTTTGAGGCAACAAAAGCTTCAAGCTCATCGGCAGCTTGTAAAGTTAAACCTCCCATAACTTCACGAGCAAAACCACGAGACAACTTTTCTTCTTCGTCTAACTGCGCTTGAATAGATTCTTTTAACTGATCAGAAAAACCAGAAGGTATTACTTCTCGTGGTAAATTAGATTGTTTTCTGTACTCAGCTAATTTTTCTTCGAAATCGTACTCTTCGATACTTTGAACAAGGGAATCAGAAAGTTTTAAACCTAAATTTTTAAGAACACCGCCTATATCAGAACGTTTTACATCACCTATCCGTGGTCCTCTAGCTTCTTCAAACTCTTCTCTTGTCATACCATACGTACCCATAGGACTAATGCCCTCACGTACAGGAGCAAGTCCAGAGTCAGCTACAGAAGGTAACGATACAGAAGGTAACGACGGCTTTGATTGAGCCATTAATTCAGTAAGAGTAACATCAGGTTTGTCAACGCCTACAGAAGGAACTTTAACAGAAGGCATAGATGGTTTTGATTGAGCCATCAAATCAGTCATTGTAACGTCTGGTGTGTCAACACTTACACTAGGCATTGATACACTAGGTAATGACGGCTTTGACTGAGCCATCAAAGCAGTCATTGAAACGTCTGGCGTGTCGAGACCTACGTCGCTGATTCTAGAGATTAACTTATCAAACATACTAGGAGGACTATCAAAGTCTGTATCAAACTCGTCTCCGGGCTTGACATCAAATTTTACTCGAGTAGGTTCTTGAATAGTAATAGCAAGCATTTTAGCAACGGACTCTTCATCTGTTTTTAAAACAGCCGCCAGCTGAGGCAAAGTCGCACCAAGATCTATAGCTCTACGAACAAGATCTGGAAGTCTACGTTGAATCTCTTGCCTCCTAGGATCAAGGTCTTTATTAACTTCTTCTTTAGTAGAAGTATTTTTGGTTTTATCCGTTGACATAAAAATTCCAACTTATCAAAAATTATTCATTCTATTTGAACGAGTAGCTTCTGCTCTTATCTGATTTAATATTGCTATCGCCTCTTCCCTTGATACATTTTGTTCTTTCATTATTCCTTTAATATTTTTTTCTCTTTGCGCTGCTATAGCTGCTTCCGCATCTGTTATTGCCGATGATTGTTCTTGACCCGGAATCATCTTACGCATTCCAGCCATACCGTAATCAATAATTTCTTGTTCAGTAGCCTTTGGATTCTGTTGTATATACAAAGCAGCTTGTTCTACAAACATTTTTCTTTCAGAATCTTCCATATCTTCTAAAGCATCTGCCATGTCATTACCTTGCCAGACCCATGTTTTACTTCCTCTAGCTTCAATAGCATCTATTAGGTTATTGACACGTACCTTTGCTGCTTTTTCTCCTGTTTTAAGACCTTTAAGCCTTGCAATATCAGAATCAACAGCAGTTATTACACTTTTAACAGCGGTTATACGTTCAGGTCTCAACATAGTAGACTCTGGATCCATAACTTTAGAGTACAAATCAGAAAGTCTTTCATCCTGCTCTAACAAATAAGGATTGTTTTTAATGTAATCAGTATAAAAAGGATCTAATTTTCCAGATTGCACAGATGTTACACGAGCATCTTTACGTGTCTGTAAAGTGTTTACTTCTTCTAATATATCTGATACAAGACGAGGAGGAACATCAATAGTTTCACCACCAACACTTACTGTTGGAGGCACTTCAGTTTGATTGTTTGCTATCATTTGTGCTGCAATAGTGGTTGTTATAGTATTATCAGCTAGTACTTGTTGATTGGCAATATAAGTGTCTCTACTAGCTGTCAACCTAGCAGCTTCAGCATACTTCCCAGTTCTGTTTAACCTATCAATAGCAAAGTTAAATCGCTCAATAGGAGTCATAGAAGCAAATTGCTCGTTTTTTTCTTTTTGTGCTTGAAGTGCTGGAAGTTGCCCTATGCCTTGACCTAATTGAAAAAGGTTTTGACTGAAACTAGGGCGCATTAGAGCACTTAAAAATCCTTGTGAATAAGTAGCCATTATTTTATCCTTTAATCAAATATTCCGCCAATAACATCAATAATAGAGCTACCGCCTTCAGGTGTTGGAGAAACTAAACCAGACAACAATCCTGTACCAAGCTGACCGAATAGCTCTGCCTGTCCAAGACCTGAACTAAGCAACGCCTGTAGTCCACCCATTTCTGCTTGACCAAACAAACCAGCACCTTGTAGCTGAGCGCGTTGAGCCAACTCTGCAGCCGGGAGACCTGCTTGAAGTACGTTGAGTGCCTGAGCTTGCGGCAAGTAAGCAGCGCCAAGAGCGCCTGTGCCAAGCTGTTGTTGCAACTGTTGTAAACCAAGTCCACCACCAAGTAAACTTTGACCTGCAGCCAGTGCCTGTAAAGCTTGCTGCTGTCGTGCAGCGTCTAAAGCTTGCTGTTGTCCTGCTAGGTTTGCACCTAAGCCTGCAAACTGTGCGCCAAGGCCAGCCTGTTGAGCCTGAAGCCCACCAGCGACTTGTGCCAATTGAGCAGCTTGACCAGCAGCAGTAGTAGCCCTTCCAAGACCTTCTGACTCCAGTTGTGACTGAATTTGCTCTGCGGACAACCCAAGTTGTGACAGCTGTGCAGCCCTCTGTTGTGCTTGTGACTGCAACTGACTTGACAAGCCTGCTTGTTGCGTAAACATACCGCCTAGAGCCTGAGCTTCGCCAAGAGCTTGTCTACGTTCTGCTTGAGCTTGTTGTATGGCCGACAATGAAGCTCTATTACGTGCTTCTTCCTGTGCTGTAGCCATTGCTAGTTGTTCAGGAGTAGCGCCACCAAAGGCTGCTGAACGTGTACCTAAGCGTCCTTGTGCTGCCAAACGCTGCTCCAAAGCAAGACGCTGACGTTCTTCTTCAGGACGTTGTGTAGCACGTATGCGCTCAAACACTTCTGCTTCTCTTTCGCCCGTAGGTTGTAGCACCTGCTGTGCTGCTTGACCCGCAAGGCCACCGTACTGCTGTCGTAAGGCTTCTACGTCTGCAGGAGCAGTAGTACCAAGACCAGCCATGCCTAAGCCCAACGCTTGTTGGCCTAGTTGACCTATACCAGCGCTTGGTTGTTGACCTAAGAGTCCGCCTACTTCTCCTGCAAACTGTCCACGAAGGAGGTTTATGTCTGCAGGCTGTGCTCCAGCAGCTCCCATGAATTGACCGCCTAGACCAAAGGCTTGCTGGGACGCTGCTTGGGTAGGCAATATGCCAAACGTAGGTTGACCCATAAGTTGCTGACCTGCACCAAGAGCACCAAGACCTGCCTGAGTTAGCTGCGCTTGTCCTGCAACAGGTTGTCCAAACATCTGACCTGCTTGACCCATCAACTGTTGAGAGATAGCTTGCTCTTGCGGTGCCAATGTAACGCCTAGACCACCTTCAGGAGTTGTCTGAAGAACACCACCAGTACCTGTAGTAACAGTAAAAGGTCTAAACTGTGTCTGTTCAAGCTGTGTTCTAGCTAGGTCACCTGCTTCTGTGCGCGCTTGTTCACCTATTTCACCAAGGCGTTGATAAGCCTCTCCAGTAAGAAGACCACCAGCAGCAGCAATACCTCCAATACCAAGTAGTTTTGCAATATCTTCTGGACTCATTAGTACGTACCTCCGTCAATTGTTCCTGTAGACAGCGTACCTGTGAATGTCAACGCAGGAATCGTCACTGTGCCTGTAAAGGTTGGTGAAGCAATGTCTGCCTTTGTAGCGATAGCTGTAGATATAGCGTCAAACTCTGTTTCAAATTCAGCGCCCTTAATGATTTTACCGCTGTCTCCGGAAGGTAGACTGTCTTTAGCGGCAAAGTCAGTGGTCTTTGTATAG